CTTACTACCTATGCTATTAACCAAGCTAAATGGAAAGCAGCACAAGAGTATTGTTTAGATAGAAGAATTGAATTCAAATTAATCACAGAAGATGAATTAGGTATCAAATAATGTCAGAAAGAACAGAAGAACTTCAAGGACAGATTGAAGAACTAGATGATGCTGATGATATTATGATGAACATCATGGAGGTGTTTACTCAAACAGAAATAGTTCCTGATGCAGGTAACTACTATACCTTTGTATATAATGCTAAAACTCCTGGCGTATTTGATGAGTTTCCTCTAGTTGCTGTTACCTATGTGGATAGGTGGGGGTTTAAAGGACTCAACTTTCATTGGGGAACATCAAGGAACTATACATGGAATGAAATAGTAGGAAGACTACATATCATACAGAATGATGAGATAGATTATATGCGTTCATTATCTTATGCAAACTTTAAGACTAAATAACTAAAAAGACAGTAATGGCAGCTACAGTTCTAAATGAAAGCAAAATACCATTCTTAGCTCCAAATGTTGACAATACTCGTCTACAGATAGTTTTAGATAATAATGGTGTCAAATTTCCATATCTGGCAGATAAAGATGGAAATGTATTAGCTAATTATAGTGCCACTACTGGTGGTTGGTTGCCTCTAGATGCAAATTATACAATAGGAGATACACCTATAAATGATTATTTGTCAAATAAAGATAATATCAAATCATTAAATAATCTTACTAAAAGTTCAATAAAAAATTTAACTACAGAAGAACAACAAAAATATAAAGATTTAAATAATTATCCTTTTGAGAAAAATGAAGAGCAATCATCAGTACAAGAACTCATAAATTCTTCATCTGCCATTAGGAATGTTGATATTCCTAGAGACCCAGAAGGATTTTTTATTGGAAGATACCCTATCAATCAGAAAGAAACTGATAACTTTGATTTCCTTAAAATAACTTGTTATGACTATGAACCAGGTTTGATGCAGGGTAATAGTAGCAATGCATTTAAAATAGATGATATAGATAAAAGAATTAAAAAAAGAAGGGGTGTAGTAAGTCTACCCATGCAACCAGGAATTTCTGAATCAAACAGTGTTGGTTGGGGTGATGATCAATTAAATCCTCTTCAAATAGCGGGTGCTCAAATAGCTGGAGATGCTATAGAAGCAGGAGCTAATGCATTCTCAGGACAAGGTTTTGATCTTTCTGGATTAATAAACAAAGCTGCTGCAACTGGCGGTGCTGCTCTTGGTGCTTTAGATGAAAATTTAATCAAAGCATATTTTGCACAACAAGCAATAGGTGCAAATATCATAGGAAGATCTACAGGTCTAACAATAAACAATAATCTAGAAGTGTTATTTAATGGTCCAAAGTTAAGAACATTCAGCTATAACTATAAATTTACACCCAGAGAACCAAAAGAAGCAGATAAAATAAAACAAATCATTAGATTCTTTAAAAAATCAATGGCTCCTAAGAGATCTAACAGTAGAATCTTCTTAAAGAGTCCAGATGTTTTTAAACTTAAGTATACATTTAAAAATGGAGACTCTCACCCATTCTTAAATAATATAAAGATATGTGCTTTGAATAGTTTTACTGTTGACTATACACCAGATGGTTCATATAGCACATATGAAGATAATGGTGGAAGAGGTGATGGATCAATGACATCCTATCAAGTATCACTAGGATTCATGGAAATGACTCCAATATACAATGATGATTTTTGGAATGATGATGAAGGCAAAGAAGGAACAGGATTCTAACCATGACAAACTCTTATTTCAGTCAAGTACCAAACTTTGATTATGTCAATCGTGACTCTGGTTCTCAAAATATATCTAACTATGTCAAAGTAAAAAACCTTTTTAAAAGGGGTAAATTACGTCCTGACATAATTCAAGATTTAACATATTTTGAAAAATACTCTATTGTTGGGAATGATAGACCTGATAATGTAGCTTCAGAATACTATGATGATCCTAATTTAGATTGGGTAGTATTACTTTCTAATAATATAACAAATATTCAATCTGAATGGCCATTACCTCAATCATCTTTAGATGAATTTTTATTAGAAAAATATGGAACATATGAAAAATTACACTCTGGGATTCATCATTATGAAACTCTAGAAATTAAAAACCTTAAAGGTGCAGTTGTCCTACCTGGAGGATTAAAAACTCCAAATAAATGGAAAACTAATGGAAATTTTATTCAAGCAACTAATACTAAAATAAATCAAATATCTGGTAATGAATCAAAAGTAGCTACAGTTACCATGAATAATGGTATAAAAAATCTAACTGTTGGATCAGAAGTTTTTATTAGCAACGTATCAAGTGATGTTTATAATGGAAGATTTGCTATCACCTCCATACTTAGTGTAGGAGATGTAGTAATTAGGTTTACATATGATCTTCCATCTATTCCAGATGTTAAATTACCAGAAATAGGTGGATCAGAAGAAGTTGTATTTACAGTAGAAGGAGCAGTTGGGACTGGAAATGCATATTACTATGAATATTATAATGGCAATAACTACAATACTATTCCAGTAGCACAAATGACTACAGGAATCACTAACTATGATTATGAAATCAAAAAAGAAGATGCTAAAAGAAATATCTACCTACTTAAATCAATATATCTAAATGTAATATTCAATGATATGGATAAAATCATGCCATATAAAAAAGGTGCCGCTCAGTATGTGAGTGACACCTTGAAGAAAGGAGAAAATATTAAACTGTATCAATAATCTATTTAAAAAATAGATTTATGTATGCTGCTATGACTAAAAGAGTCAAACAGATCTGATTATATTTCAACTATCAGCTAACTTTTGAAAGTAACTGAGTGCTTCATCTTCCTCATTGGAACCTGATGAAACTGCTGCAGGTGTTGGTGTTGGAATAGGATCTTCCTCTTCAGCAACAACTTCCTGATCTAATCTAGGAGCTTGGACAGGTTTTTGTCCCAAGACAGTTTTTAGACGTCTCTCCAAATCTTCATAAGACTTGAATTGATCTGGAGCAGTAATAGCAGATAAAGAATACTGCTTCTTCCATAATGCTTCTAATGCATCATCATCATCTAATAAAGGTACTACCTTATCAAACTCTGACTTATCATAGTTCCAGAACCCATCCTTCTTCACAATCTTCAATTTGAAGTTTGCTCCTTGCCAGAAGTCAAAAGGATTGATTGGAGTTTCATCATCAAACTCTGGTTGCATTGCTTCCAGAACCTTATCAAATATTTTCTTACCATACTTGAATAAAAATACTTTACCCTCATTCTCTGGATGAAGAGGATCTCTAACAACATAAACGTTAGAGTAATAAGAAAGCTTACGCTTCTGCTTACGTACTGTATCCTTATCAGTATCATTACCACTGTTCCATAATTGACGATTATAGTCTGAAACAGGGTCTTTACCACCTGTTGTGGTTAAAGAATTCTCAATATACCATCCACCTGGTCCTTGGAATGCATGTGAGTAGACCTTTACCCAAGGGAGTTCTTCTCCTTCAGGTGCTGGAAGAAAACGGATAACTGCTGACCCTACACTGGTCTTATCCAATTCTGCTTTCCAGAATCTTTCATCTGCTCCCCCAGAAGATGAGTTCATCTTCTCCACTTCTTTTACTAGTCTATCAGTAAGAGAACCCAGTTTAGATTGTTTTCTTAGAGAATCAAAAGACATTTAGATTACCTCGTATTTGTTGAGATTTGGCTTGTGTGTATTCAGTATACAAGAATTACCCTGCATTGTCAACTACTATATCCTTAAGGATTTTTTTGTAGTGGAATACATCTATATTTATGAAGGGAGAATACTTTTTTATTTTCATACTAAAAGACTCCCATACAGGATCTTGCATTTTTTTATCAAATTCTATCCTGTATTGTAATATTTTATCATAAATTACTAAAGTTTCAAGAGATATCTCTTTTCTCATGAAACTCTTCAATATAGGAGGATGTCCTCCTTTGCTACATTTAAATAAATCATCTATTTTCTTATTTTCAAATAATTTGCTAGATTCTTCTTTAAAGGTATAAGACAAAGACCCTATTTTCCTCTGCCACTCTATATAATTCTTTTCTCCATATTTTACAATATTTGACATCCAGACTTGCTGAGAATCTACATCATTAGCAAAATTAGAGACAAAAAATCTTTCAATTTCTTTGTCTGAATATTTTCTAGACATTCTTTCAAAGAACATTCTATCTTTACGACCTTTCCTATAATCCTTATCTCCTGGTTCTCCCTTTCCGTAGAAAGCATCTGTAGATGCTCTTATTCTCTTATTATTGTATAAGATGTAATCATAAGCATTTTTGGTAAAATGCGTTTTCATAGCAATATAAGTTTTATAACAATCAAATGGAGTCATATAAAAAAAGTAATAGGGCAAAAAAATACTGGACTTTTTTTTGCCCCTTTTTTGGAATTAAAAGATCAATTTGGCACGGGAGGTTCTCTTTAAAAAGTTAAGCTCTTGCGCCTCATACTTTATCTTCTCTTTGAGTGGTTTAGGTATTAGTTTAGGAACTGATTCTAAATCAATACTATTCTGCTCACAGAAGTGAACAATAGCATCAATGTAATTCATATTTTTATTCACTTGAACAAGAGTCTCTATCTCTTGAGCAAATTTTGAGGGACAAAAGAATTTCTTCTCTAATACCTTTTCTAATTCATTGTCCATCAATTTTAGTCCCAGTGTGGTTAGATACAAACTCTTTTATATACTTAACTAATAATTTAATATAATCCTCTTTGTTTCTTTTGTCAAACACTTTTACCTCACCATGAGGAGTTACCATGATGGTGATTAATTTTGTAACTGGTATACCTGTTAGTTCATAATAAGCAGCAGCATAGAACATCTCCTGCACAAAATAATTCTCCAACCACTTCTCTGGTTTAATTTTAGTTGAAGTTTTAAAATCTATTACTGCTAACTCTCCCTCATATTCTGCTATACAATCAACTCTACCAGCAAGACCAAGGTATTCTGAGTAGAGAGTCCTCTCTATAGCATGTATGTTATTTATCTTATCCAGATATGGTGTAGCATGATGAAACATATACTTCGTCACTGGGGTATATAGATCCCAGTTCATCTCAGTATTCTCAAGATACATCTGTGCTGCTTCATGATACTCAGTACCCCTAGCAGTTGCTTTCTTAGTTATCTTATTTGCTTCAGCATCTCCTACTCTTTTGCGCCAGTTAATAAAGATCTGTCTGTTGTAAAAAGAAGTTACTGATGTGATAGATGGAACCCACTTACCACTTGGCAACTGATACAACCTACAACCAGGAGTTTCTCTTTTATCTAATTCAAGATCACCTAAAAAATTACAATGGGTAAAACTCATAAATTCAATTCTATTTTGGATAGTAGATATTCTTTACACAAACCTGACCTTACTATATCTTCTACGCCAAATTCAATAATGTCTACTGATGGCATAATCCTTAGAATGTTCATGAAGTCATGAATACCATTCCTTTCATTCTGTTTAATCAAGTCAGTCTGAGTAGCATCTCCACAGAACATAATCTTGGAGTCAGTACCTATCCTTGTTATTATACTATCTAATTCATGAAAATTCAAGTTCTGAAATTCATCAACTATAACAATAGCTCTGTCCAATGTAGTACCCCTAATGAATGAGGTGCTCCAGAATCCAATACTCTCCTGTGCTTTGAGGTTGCCATACAACATCTCAAAGTCTGCCTCACTAGGCATCTCAAACATATACTTAACCATATTCTTGTATGGTATCTGGTATAGGTAAGACTTGTCCTCATGGTCACCAGGTAAGAATCCAATCTCCCTAGTGGCAACAAGTGACCTTACAATGTAGATCTTATCATAGGGTGTATGTGGATCTAACACATCACCTAGAGCATTGTATAGGGTAATGAATGTCTTACCTGTTCCTGCTGCACCATAGGCAACTAGGTTCTTATCCTTAGCATAGGATTGGAACAAAGATTTCTGATTGTCTGTAAGGGCTTCTACATCCCTTAGCATATCAGCATTGATTGGTTTCTTTCTTTTCATCTGTTTAGATGTTAATCCAACTCCAATAGGTTGGTCCCCATTCTTCTTTTTTCTAGGCATAATTATAGTTTAAAAGGTTTCACAGTTGCACCAGGTTGTTTAGATACCTTGTGCAATACATCATTCCATCCAGGATTCTTCTTCACTAATTTCTCTTGCCACTCTCCAACTTCTCCTACACCAGCACATCCTTTACTCCAATCTTTATCCCAGTCAGGGTTTTCTTCTCTCCATTCATCATAGGCACTCATAGTCATAGAGAGTTCTTGAGTCTCTCCAGTCTTGAGATTTTTCACAGGGTATGTTGGCATAAGTAAACTTTTGGGTAGTTTTATTTAGACCCATTCAAGGGCTTGAGAGACACTAGGGAACTGCTCACAGAATATTCTTCTGCATTCTTCAGCAATATTCATGTGCTCCTTCTGTGTTCCATGTGCAGAACGCAGATTGATGTAGTGTATCCATGACCTCACTGAACCAGTCATGTATAGTTTAGTAGGTGTGGCAAGTGGTAGGACAAACCTAGCACACTCCTTAGCAACACCAGCATCCAACATCTCCTTGTAGAGTTTCATCCCCTCAACAAAATGTCTCTGCATTTTAAGATCAAAATCTTGAACCACAAAAGGATCTAAGTCATCAATAGAGTTCTGTCTGTTCTTATCATCTTGTCTTCTT